AAATTCTCGAAGGTCAGCCACCGAGCGCACACATGAATCCCACGACCTCCGTAGTGTCGATATGTCTTCACGTTCGGGTTCGAGCATCGCTGCTTCATGGCCTTCCAAATCTCGTATATCGACGATTTCGATCCACGGCGACGAAAGCCGTGCTTGAGCTGGGCGTCCGTGTATGGCTTGAAAATTCCCCGACCCGCGCAGCTGCGCGAGCAGTATTTACCGCCACCGCGCTTGACGAGCCATGCGAAGGTCAGAAATGACTGGCCGCAACTCAAACACGCCATGGGAGTATCCTTAGGACTACCCGACATTGGCGCGCTCGATTCCGGCTTCATCCATGCCAAACGTGACAATGCTCCATGCTCCAGCTGCTTCCGGGTCGTGAGGCGAGCAAACAAGTGCGTGCGTTACGGCATCGCCCGTCGCTTCGATCCCAGCCAGGAGTCGCGCCAGCATCGCGTCGTCGCATTCCGCTGCTTCCGTGAGCAAGACGCGCAGCTCGCCGCCGCGCTGCTTCAAGACCGCGCAGGTGATCGCCGCGCAAAAGACCGAATACTCGGCCCCGCTCATCGCCTGAATCGCGACCCGCCGTCCGTCGTCGCGGATCCATCCGATATCGCAAACCGATTTCGAGGCCTCGAGGTAGGGCCGGTTCCCGACGCCGGCGCCGGCGAGGAAGGTGTCGATCTGCGCGATCAGTCCGCCGCCGCGGCGCTCCAACTCTTCCTCGCGAATCCGCTGGAGCGCGTACTCGAGCGCTTTCGCGACGTCGACGGTCGCCTCCAGCCGGTCGATCTCGGCGGCGATCGCGTCGATCTCCGTGGCGAGTGCACGCTGCGCGGTGAGGACGGAAAGCTGCTCGTCGATCCGGGCGATCCGGGCCTCCAAGCTCGCCGGCGTCTCATCGGGCTCGGCGAGCACCCCGGCAAGGAGGCTTACCGATGCCTGGAGCGCGGCGATCTTCTGGAGTAGTTCCGCTGCGGCCTTCTCGGCAGCCGGGACGCGCTCCCGCTGGCGCGTGATCTCGGAGACCGCGGCCGCGCGCTTGCGGTTGACCAGGTCGATTTCCTCGGCCGTCTCGCGCTTGCGAGACGCGACCCTCGCGTCGGCGTTGCCAGCCTGGGCACGCAGCCCGATCAGCTCCTTGTCGAGTTTCCCCCGGCGCTCGGCACGTTCGAGGTTGCGCTTGGCAGCAGCGGCCGCGGAGTCTCCATGCGTCGTCACCGTTACGCGGGCGCTCCTAAGCTGGAACTCCATCTCTTCGAGACCGGGAAGATTCGCGCACGCGATCTCCAGCAGGCGTTTCGCGCGGTCGCTGTAGGCATCGACCAGCAGAGCCTCCGCGATCTCCCGAACCTCCGCCCACGGATTCGCCTTCGCGCCGGCGAGTTCCTGCTCCAGTCCCTCGATGATCTTCTCGTAGCGCGTCAGGTCCTCGACCGGCTCGTCGACGATCCCGGCCAGCTCCCCTTCGAGGCTCTCCAGCCGCGCGCGGTCGACGTGCACGTCATGCACGACGCCCTTCAAGCGTCCGATCTGCTCGTCGAACTCCGTGATCCTCGCCTCGCACGTCGCGATCATATCGGCCGACTCGGTCCGGACGTGCTCAAGGCGAGCGACCGCCTGGTCGTGCTCCGGCTTCACGCGCGCGAGGTCTGCCTCTGCCTTAGCGTGTTGCCGCCCCCGGTCCGCCTGGTGGCGCGTCCGTTCGGCGACAACGCCCAGCTTCTTCTGAAGGCCCCCGCGTTCGCCCTCCAGCTCCCCGATCGGCTTGATCGGTGTCGTGGCCTGCACCCGGCTCTGAAGCTCGGTCAGGGCGCCTCTCCGGTGCTTCACGTCGCGATCCGCCGCGTTCTTCGTCTCGTTCACCCATGCGATTACCGACGGGATGCCGTTGGCGTTGAGGCTCGAGGTCAGCGCCGGAGCGATCGCTTTCAGGGCGTCGTATCGGCCCGGAGGAAGATTCGGCGCGGCCTCCCGGTGATCCAAAGGCAGTTGATCCGGTTCCAGCCCAAGAAGCCGCGCCACCGCATAGCGCCCGACACGCACCGGCAGATCCTGATCAGCGCCCCCGCTCCCGATCAGTTGCTCGATACGCGCCGCACGCTTGGCGGGCGTCATGGAGAGAAGCTCCCGAATGTCGAGCATTTCGGCGATGTCGTCCGGGTCCGAACCGAACAGCTCAAAGATCGCCTGCTCATGCTCCGGCTGTCCGCCCCTGGCCCACGATGCGTGACAGCGGCATGTGAACGCCTTTCCCTCGCGGGTGAGTGTCCGCGTGGCAACGCGCCCGTCGTCCAGCGTCAGCTCGACGTGAAGCTCGTGACCAGACATCAACGCCGACGTCGCGGACAACGTCCGCCCCAGCACCGGGACGAATCCCAGCGCGAGGAACCGGATAGCGTCCGCGAGCGTCGACTTCCCTGCACCATTAGGCGCGCTGATTACGCTGTAGCGACCGATCGTCACGTCGTGATCGGCGGCCTTAAAACCTTTCGTTCGGATCCTCATGGCTAGATCATCGCCCCGGCCGTGGGCTTCGCAGCCTTCGACGCGCTCTCGATCTCGCCCGTCTCCTGGTCGACCTGCGGCTTCCCGTCGCCGTTGCCAGCAGTGGGCTTCGCATCCTCCGGCTGCTTGACCTCGTTCTTGGGGTCGAGTCCGGCCGCGAAGTCCTGCGGAAGCCCAAGGTCTGCGCGCTCGTCGTTCTCGGCAACCCGCTGCACCTCGACGCTCATCGGGAGCAGCTTCACGAGCTGACGGAGCGCTGTTTTCCTCCACATCGCGGGTTCGTCATTCGGATTGTTCCACGGCGATGAATCCGACGAGGCCGCCGGCGAACGCTTCTTGATCGCGAGGATCGCGTCGGCCTCCATCACGATCCACGGCTTGCCCCCATTCTTGAGTTCCGCGTAGGCGTAAGCCGCGACCATCGCGCCGCGGTCCTTGCCGCGGTGCGCCTTGTGCTTCAGGACCGGCGGATAGTTCTGGTAATCAAACTCGTCCTTCTCGTAGACCACGTGCGCGCCGATCTGCGCGATCTCCCCGGAGCGCCAGCACAATTGCACGAGGCCCTTGTAGCCGGCGATGAACGTCGCAACGCCCTTGTACGGGAGGATCCAGCACTGCCCCGCCACTCCGGGTTCGAGCCCCAACGTCGCGGCTTCGAGCATCGCGGCAAGGAATGACTCCTGCGAGCAGTCCAGGAGCTTCGGCGTGCGGATCGCCGCGTTGATCGCGACGCGTGCGAGACGCTCCGGGGTGATGTGCTTCGGTAGCACGGCCCCGATCGCCTTGTAGTTCGCGCCAATCACGGCGCGCAGGTTGTTCAGTTTGACCTCGGTCGTAATGATCTGGCCCATGGCTAGTTCACGGTTCCTTTCTTCTTGAGCAGGAGAAGCGGACGGACGTCAACGCGCCGTTCGTACTTCGCCTTGAGGTGCGCCGGAATGTCGTAGACCGGCCGCGTGTGCGTCTTGTAGCTGTAGGTTGTGTTGTCGGCGAGCCGGCCGTAGCTTGCCTCTCCGATCGCGAGACGGATACGGTTCTTGAGCGTTTCGACCGTCGCCTCGATCAGTTCCTGCTCCCCAACCGCTTCGCGCAGCTGCTGGTGGATTTCGAAAAACTCGCCGGGCAATTCGACGGTGACGCCGGCGGCGCGCTCCGGGAACATCTTGAGGATTGCCTCGACCGTCTCGTCTCTGGCGTCGATCCAGTGCGCGGGGATCGCCTCGCGTTCCGTCACGAAGCGCCAGAACTCCGCACAGCGCGGGATCAGCGTCTGCTCGATATAGTCGTCGTCGCGTCGCACGTCCGCCCACACGAGCCGCCCGCGGTCCAGCAGCGCAACCGCGGTTCCCCACGCATGGCCGCAAACCGCCATTTCGTGTTGCATCTGCGCCCACGTGTCGATCGGCGGCCCTTCCTTCCAGTCCGAGACGCGCCCGGTGTTCTTGACCTGGACGATGCCGGGTCCGTCGTGATCCTCGGCTTCCTGCTCGCCGTCGGGTGTCGCGATCAGGAACGGGTGCTCGATCGACTGGAGCAGCACGCCTGTCGTCAGCACCTTCCGCCCGGTCTCGTCGAAATATTCGTCGAGAATCAGCGGCTCAAGTTTCTTCCCCCAGCGCATGACTTCGGTCTCATCGTTGGCATCGAGAAGCCCCAGCTTCTGGCCGTAGATTTTCACCGTCGACCCATAGGGCGAGAGCCCGGTGATCGTTGGCGACTCACTGGCGCCGACTCCGCTTTCGCGCCGGAGCGCGAGCCAGTCGGCGTCGTTCTTCCCGTCGCGTAGCAGTAGCACGCGATTTTGCTTGACGATTTTTTCTGGAATAGCCATGGTCGTCTCCTATCGTTCGGTTACCTGCGCGCCTCGCGAGCTCATCACTTGCGGGGCGCGCGTCTTTTCATCCCTTGTTGAAAGCACGCGGACGCTCGCTCGCTTCCTTCGCAGTCACCACACGCGGGTTGCACTTCGGGCACGTCGATCGCGATCCCGTCGCCGAGTACTTCGCACCGCAGTCGTCGCATTCCTTGGTGCGCGGCCATCCCCCGCCCTTTCCAGCGCCCTTGTTCGGCGGCGGCGCCTGGTCCGCGTACCCCTTAACCGCCAGCTTCCGCCCACGCTTCACCGCTGTACCCCCCCCATTTTTTTCATCGCCGTCGACGAGCTTCTCCAGCACCGCGATCGCGTCACCGAGCTGCGCGTGCTCAACGCGCATTTCATCGAGAGCCGTCTTGAGGGACTCGCGCGCGCTCATCGCTTGTACCCCATGTCGCCGCCTCCCCACCACGACCACGAAATCGGTTCATAGTAGTCCTCAATCATACCGCCTCGCCCACCGCCCTTGCGTTCCTTTGGCGGGGGGGGTGGTGGTGTCGAATATCCACAGATGCACGGGTTGATTGGACACCAGTCTGCGTGGCCCACCGCTTCAGGCGCACTCGCCATAGCAGACAGCGTGGAGAGCAGCGCATGCCGCTGGCTCGCCGTCTCACCGATTGGCTCCAACGGGACGCCGGTCGAGCTAACAGGAGCTTCTTCATGCGGGCAGTTGCATGGCAAGCAGTAGACCGTCGGGAACCCCTTGATGGCGCAATTCTCGAACGTATTGCTCGACCCGCCGTCGCACCACCAGCTTGAGTAGATGCGGCGGTACTGGATCGTCGCGTGGTGAGTCCCGTACTCGACGCAGATATTCGCGTAGGGAATCTCGGCCGTGAAGACCCACAGGTTGTTGCCGAGGTTGGTGGACGTGAATATCGGGTTCGTGTCCGGGTCCTCGTAGAGACTGCACTGGACGACACAATTTGGCGGCCAGTAGAACCACAGCTTTGATTGCGGGGCCGGACTCGCGATCGTGTTCGACGGAAACTGGATATACCACGTGACGCGCCCCCACTTGTTCCCGTCGTCGTCGCAGAATGATTCCCACGTTTCATTGCTCAAGACGGCCGAGCCAGAACAGCCCGTTGTGACCACGCGCGTCGGGCCAACGAGATGCGGCGGCGAATCGGGGCCGGGGTCACCACAGGAAATAGCGATCAGGACTATCAACAGCAAGCGCTTCACTGTGTGTCACTTCCTCTCGCGTATTCTTTTGCAGGTTCGGCATCCACGATTTCGCTGTTTTTGTCGATAGGTGTTCTCTGGGGTGAACTCATGCCCGCGGATGCAATGCGTTTGCTTCGCTTTTCTAGAAGCAATCGAGATTGAGTTCTCAAGGCTGTTCTGTCTCGGAGTGGCAACCCGAAGATGGATTGGATTGACACAGCAACGTACCCTGCAAACGTGGTCGATTTGCATCCCCGTGGGGATGGGCCCATTGACCAGCTCATAGGCAAGGCGATGCGCTAGAAAAGACTTTCCGTTCACTTCGGTCCGTCCATAGCCATCGGTCAATGCTCCGAGCCACACATGGCAACCTGTGTTCGGCTCTGCGACCCACTTGCTTTCAAATCGCGTCACACAATCACCGCCCAACGTTGATGCCGATGATCGCGACGATGGCCGCGAGAATCAGGAACACGTCGAGCGTGCGCCGCGCCCGCGCCACCCAGTGATCGATGCGGTCCTGGCGACGGATCGCAGCTCGCGTCACCTCGTAATCCGGCCATGAGTCGGCCCAGGTGGCGTACGTCATGACGCCTCCCCGACGGGCACCGGCGTTTCGCCAGCGACCTCCTGCTCCTTGCACACTTCGCACTCGCTCGGATTGGCGTTGTGCACGCACCAATCAGATTCCTCGTCCTCGCTGCCGCCGGGCTGGTCGAAGAGGCTCCCCGTCGTGTCCGCGGGCGCTTCCGGCGCTTCCGGCTCCGGCTCCCGTTCGAAGAAGTCGATGTCGCACGTCATGCCGGCGAGCAGTCCGAGCGACGCCCAGGCCTCACGGTTCATCTCCGCCGCGATCTTCACGTCGATTCCCTTGCCGTCCTTCGTGTTGACGGCCACGATTTCTCCAACGAGTCTCATGCGCTGACCTCCTGTTTTCGTTCGAGCCAGTAGAGCCACACGTTCTTTCGTCGTTCGCACGTGATCGGATACCCATTCGCTCGCAGTTCCGCGACCGCCGAGTTGACGGCGCAGACGTGGGCCGTCTCGATCAACTCCCGAGTCGTCCAGCGGCCCCCGCGTTGCAGGGTTTCCAGCACCCGCTGAAGCCGTGGACTGGTCTCGATTCGGGCCGCGTGCATCCGGTTCATACCACCACCTTATGCGAGTCCCGCGCCAGCGTCAAGGGATAATTTTATCCAACCGATTGATTATTCGTAACCTCAATAGTTTCAAGGCGTTTCTTGCGCTTCCAATCCCTGCGCTTGCGGGTAGCTCGGGCTTTTGCACACATTGGGCACCGCCTCATTTGCACGGGACATGGCACCGGGAGTTGCTTTCTGCAATCCCGGCAGGTCCGCTTTCTGTTGGTGTATCCATTCATGTGGAGAGTTTCGACGTGTGGCGGAAAGTTGTCAAGGGACAAAATTAGCCCTTGACGGAAAATGTGCGCGCGGATAATGTTGTCCGCATGGATTATCAACAGTTCCTAGAGAGCAAGGCCGTCACTAACCGCGCGACCGGTGTCATCGCCGGGGAATTACCACCGCACCTGTTCCCGTTCCAGCGGGACATCGTGCGCTGGGCTCTCGCCCGCGGGCGGGCGGCCATCTTCGCGGATTGCGGACTTGGGAAGACGATCATGCAGCTTGAGTGGGCGGCCCGTATCCCCGGTCGCGTCCTGATCTTGACCCCGCTCGCCGTCGCCGCCCAGACGGAGCGGGAAGCCGCGCGGTTCGGCATCGAGGGCGTGTCCCATGCGCGCCGCTCGGACACGGGGGCAAAGATCGTCGTCACGAACTATCAGATGGTCGATCACTTCGATCCGTCCGCGTTCGCCGGTATCGTCCTCGACGAGTCCAGCATCCTCAAGGCCTTCGATGGCGCCACCCGTACTAAGTTGATCGAGCTGTTCGCGAAGACGCCGTATCGGCTCGCCTGCACGGCGACGCCGGCCCCGAACGACTTCATGGAACTTGGGAACCACTCGGAGTTCCTCGGCGTCATGCCGCGCTCCGAGATGCTCTCCATGTTCTTCGTCCACGATGGGGGAGAGACCCAGAAATGGCGCGTGAAGGGTCACGCGCAAGACGCCTTCTGGCGCTGGTGCGCGTCGTGGGCGGTGATGATGCGCAAGCCCTCGGACCTCGGCTACGATGACGATGGCTTCGACCTGCCGCCGATCCGATTCCATCGCCACGTCGTGCGCGCGGAGCACGCGGATGGGTTCCTGTTCCCGATGCCGGCATCGAGCTTGCAGGAACGCTTGGCCGCGCGTCGCGACACGACCGACGGACGATGCCTCGCCGCTGCTGAGATAGCGAACCAGCACGACGGCCAGACGCTCGTCTGGTGCAACCTGAACGCCGAGTCGGACGCACTGACGGACGCGATCAACGGCGCCGTGGAGGTACGGGGGTCGGACACCGACACGGAGAAGGAACGGGCGATGGAGAACTTCTCCGCTGGCTCGGCCCGCGTCCTCGTCACGAAGCCGACCATCGCGGGGTTCGGGATGAACTGGCAGCACTGCAACAAGGTGATCTTCGCCGGGCTCTCGGACTCCTATGAGCAGTTCTATCAGGCGATCCGTCGGTGCTGGCGATTCGGTCAGGTTAACCCGGTGGACGTGCACATCGTGACGGCCGACACCGAGGGGGCGGTCGTCGAGAACATCAAACGCAAGGAAGCAGACGCGGCCAGGATGGCCGAGAGGATGGTGGCGCACATGTCTGATCTCAACAAGGAATCGCTCGCTGGCGCGGTGACGAGGACCACCGACGCCTATCAACGACGGACGGAATCAGGCGACGGGTGGACGCTGACCATCGGCGACTGCGTGGACGTCCTCGCCGAGATGGCGGATGAGTCCGTTGACTTCACCGTCTACTCGCCGCCTTTCGCATCCCTCTATACCTACTCCGCGAGCGAACGCGACATGGGAAACTGCGCCGACGATGCGGCCTTCTACGAGCACTACCGGTTCCTCGTCCGCGAGTTGATCCGCGTGACCAGGCCCGGGCGCCTGCTCTCGTTCCACTGCATGAACCTTCCGACGAGCAAGGTCAACTTCGGCTACATCGGTATCCGTGACTTCCGCGGCGAGTTGATCCGACTGCACGAGGCAGAAGGGTGGATATATCACTCCGAGGTCGTGATCTGGAAGGACCCGGTGACCGCGATGCAGCGCACGAAGGCGCTCGGGCTCCTGCACAAGCAGTTGAAGAAAGACTCCTGCCTGAGCCGCCAGGGGATACCGGACTACCTCGTCACGATGCGGAAGCCCGGCGATAATCTCTCGCGCGTCGAGCACACCAACGAGACGTTCCCGGTGAGCGAGTGGCAGCGGATCGCGTCCCCGGTCTGGGCGGACATCAACCCGTCGGACACGCTGCAATTCCGATCAGCGCGAGAACACAAAGACGAGCGGCACATCTGCCCGCTGCAGATCGAGGTGATCCGACGCGCACTCCGGCTGTGGAGCAACCCCGGTGACCTGGTGCTCTCCCCCTTCGCCGGGATCGGATCGGAGGGCTATGTCGCTCTCCAGATGGGGCGACGGTTCGTCGGGGCGGAGCTGAAGGAGTCCTACTTCTCGCAGGCCTGCCGGAACTTGGCGGCGGCGAAGGTCCAGTTGGAGCTCGATGCTGGATGAGCCAGCCTCGCCGGTGGTCCGCGGTCGAGTCGGTCGCGAACGTGGCGATCGGATACGGCGTGGCGCTGGTCGCCCAGTTGACCATTTTCCCACTCTACGGCCTGCACCCAGAAATTGGACAGAATCTTGCCATTGGGGCATGGTTTACCGGCGTGTCGCTGGTCCGTTCCTACCTGATTCGCCGCCTGTTCAACCACAGAGCCACACCCCGTCCAACATATCGACCCGGACCGAGATAGGCCCGCCTGGGGCAAATGGTGAAGCGGGCGCCGCCAGCGCTGCGGGCAGAGGGACAGACGAATCGCTCGTCCGTATGGTTGGCCGCAGGGAGCCGACGACGCCCTATGTCAGCGGACCAGCGCCAGCCCGACGCCGCCAGAAACCGCATCGTCCGCGTAGTTCACGATCCCGTTGGCCTGGCCGGCATGCATCTGCCCGAAGAGCGAGATGTCGTAGGCTTCCGCCAGCGGGATATAGACCTCGTAGTCCTGGTAGGACAATCCGAGGTTCACGACGACGCGAATCGCCCCGGGGATTTCCGCGATCGCCATCAGCTCGCCGCCGGCGTCCTCCCAGAGCGAGAAGTCGATGAACTCCTTGATCCCGTCGGTCCCCATGCCGGTCGACAACACGTACCACCCGCGCACGTAGCCCGTGAGGTACAGCGTCTTCCCGTTGAACGGGACCTCGTAGGCGAACTTGGATTCCAGTAGCACGCGATCAATCGAGGCGGAGGCCGAGTCCGTGCCGGATGAGTTGTGCAGCCAGCCGACACGCCCGCCACGAAAGAGCCCGGTCGCGTCTTCATTCACGCGCACGAACGCTTCCGGCAGGTAGTTGTTCTCGTTGATCGGGCTCGACTCCGCCCCGACCGGCCAGTTGACGGCACGCCAGGTGAACGCGAGATACGGGTCCAGGGACACCCCGCCGATCACGACGGGTGCGCGGAGCACGCTCGCCGCCATCGAGGCTTGCGCTTTCAGGTAGGGAGCGTTGGCCTGGTCCCATGACTCGCTCGAGCTGTAGTCCGTCGCGATGTACATGGGCAGGTGTTGCCGGAACCGCACGGGCTCCCGCCCCTGCGCCCGCGCGAGCGAGCACAGGGACAGGCCGACGACGAGGATCCCCGCTACCAGGCAGCTAACGGCTGCCAGTCGGTTACCGGCGCGCATCACTGCGGCACCCCGGGCGCCGGGAGTTTGAGGCGGATACCGACGAGCCCGAGCCCCTCGGCAAACTTCGTGATCGCTGCGTTCCAGTCGATGTCGCCACCATCGGAGAATGAGGACACAATCGGAATGAGCGCCGCGATCATCAGGGCCAGACCGCTAAGAATTGCTTTTGACTTGAGCCAGTTCATGTCGACCTTTCACCCTCTGCACGTTTCCTCTTCCTGTTCTCGGCATCCCCCGTGCCAAGCGTCGGGATTCTGGTGGCGGGGGCGGGGATCGAACCCGCGTCCTCCGGGTTATGGGCCCGGCGCTCTACCTCTGCGCTACCCCGCTCCTGTCGCTGGCGTCAACGCGGCCACGAGCCGCGCGCGCACAATATCCATGTTCATCGCCGGGCAGTCTTTCGCGACGCCCGGAATCTCACGGTGCCCCAGCACGTTTTCCGGCTTGATCCCGTAGCGCAGGCACCACGCGCGGAGTACGCGGTCCACCGACTCGATCTGCGCCAACGTGTAGATGCCGTTCCCGATCAGGCACACTGCGAGGCTCCGGCTGTTCCAGCCTTGCGCGTGCGCGCCGATCTCCTGCGGCTCGAGCTCCGCGTCCATGTCGAGCGAACGACCCGCTTGGATTGCGCCGTCGTAGAGCGTGTCGCGGCGATGCTTCGCGCGATCCTCGGCGGTGATGTAGCCCGAGAGTATGACGGCGTGATAGCCACAACCCGCCCAGCCGCGCGCGAGGTGCCACTTGTTGATATCGAGCACCGTCCCCCACTCGGACGCGGAGCAATGGACGATGATGTGTGTCGGTGTCACGCGCGCTCAACCTCGTGGACGCCGGGCTGCATGTAGTCGGTCGGCGGCAGTTCCTTCGACCAGTCCTTCGTCTCGTGATACGTGCAGCCGGTTCCTTGACAGAGAATCGAAACGCGCCCGTGGTACTGGTCGTCGTCGATTTCCCCGCGCCCCTTGCACTGCGGGCAAACGAAAACGAGCAAGGAAGGCTGCTCGATGGCGAGCACGAGATGGATTTTGGCGCGGCTGCCGACTGGCCACCCTCGATCAACGTGATCGAACTCACGACGAATGCGATCAAAAGCCTCTTCCAGCGCGCCTCGCCCCGTCCGATTGGTTCGGCACACGTCGGTGATGATCTGATGCGATGCGGCAATGCCGGGGATGTTCATGGCAACACCGGCACCCATCGGTCCGCTTCTTGTTCCACAAGTTCGACCGGCGTGGAGTTGATGCAAGCCGTAAAGAGAAAGGTAACGTGCTTCAGGATGTCCCACTGACCTATCCCTACTCCGCGTTCAAACCTGGTTTGTCCGCGCGCCGATCCGTCGAGGCTTTCATAGCTGAACTCAAGGAACGGCTCTCCATCCGGTAGCTGGTTGTTGAGCACCACCGTTTCGATTAAGACCTTCATGATTTCCTTCCTTCCATCGACTTCCAGAGCATCCCCGCGACCACGCCCCATTGCGCGATCAGCGCCAGCGTCACGCTCTGCGCGACCTTCGGCCCGTGGTAGGCGACGGCGCAGGTTCCAAGAAGTAGCGTCGTACATAGTGTTACCGCAAATAGCAGCTCGATCTTCTCTCGGTGCGTCACCGAAGCACCTTGATCTCTCGGAGCAATTGGTCCGCTCCGATCTCCTGCCCGCGACGGATGCACATGAGCCATATCGCAGGCGTCTCATCGGGGTGCGCCCCGAACCGCGCGGACTCCTGACAGAGCGCCGCCATTCCGAATCTAAGCTCGATGATGCCCCACAACACCACGTCATCGGCTGGCAGTTCCGGGTCGTTCACGAGTCGCCGAAACTCACCGAGCATGGCCGGATCCGGGACGTAGCCGGCTTGTTCGATCATCGCCGCCAGTGCGACCGTGTTGATCCGGTAGTCACTGCCGTGGTCGGCCCTCCCGCGTACCGCAGCCGACGCCTTCGAAGCCTCCAACCAGGTCGCGACCTTGACGGTCTCGATCTCGATGCGCTGGAGCTGCGCGCGAACTGGATCGACGACCGCGGTCTCGAACTCGGCGATCGCCTTCGCGAGCCGTGCATCCCACAGCTTCACCGCGACGCCGTAAAATATCCCGCCCCACGCGAGGATGATCGCGTTAATGAGTGCGATTTCTTTCAGGCCCAATTCGTTCATCCCTTCAGCGCGTCTCCCCAGCCGCGCGTCGGCCTAGCTAAATGAGGTAGCCTCCATGATCGGCGTCGACGGATGCCGCCGCCTCGATGAAGTCGCAGGCCAGCCCGGGATCATCCGCCAGCATCGTCTCGACGATCTCGTGCAACGCCTCGTACTTCGTCCGCACCGTAAACGTGGCCCGGATTCTCCGGCGCAGAATGGGGTCCTCGATTCGGTCGTCCACAATCTTCATGGCCTCGGCGAACTCGCGCCCGCCGATGTTCTTCATCTCGGCGGATAGCATCGATCCGCCCTCCATCGCCTTCGAGCGCGCGATGTGTTCCTTCCACTGCTCCAGCGTTCGCTTGCTCATACACGCTCCTTTACCTGGAAGATGGCGCGGGCGATGAACTCCGACACCGCGCCGCTGGCGGCCTTAAAATCCACGCGTATCGTCCCCGCCTCGACGAAGATGCTCGTCCCCGTCGGCCAGGCGATGTTGAACGCGCCCGAGGCGATCGTTCCGCAACTAAAGTTTGCTTCGGCCTGGCCGCCGTTCTTGTAGTAGGCCGTGACGGCGTACCCATCGTAAGACGTGTCGATCCCCTGCTTGTTGCGAATCGTGATCTCTGTCGGCCTCGGCTTGTCGCTGGTGAAAAACTCGCGGCCATGCGTGCGCACGTGAAACATAATCAGTCCCCTTCCAATTCGACGGGTGGATTCTCTATCACGATGCCCGACGTATCGTCAACGAACTCCGCGGGATGGTTGGCGATCGCAATCCGTTCCGCGTCCGTCACGAGTTCAACGGGCGGGTTGTTGAGAATGAGCGGCGGCCCCTCGGCCGTGATGGTCACGTCCAAGAGCACCGCCCCTTCGCCGAGGCTCAGCGAGAGCGCCGACGTCGCGCCGCCGAGGCTCCCATCCGCGAGGTACGGCGCGCTCGTCGTAATGGCCAGCACGGCCGTCTCCGATCCCACCTGCCCGGCCTTGCGCACGAACAGATACGCGCGACCGTTCTCGAACGCGCGGCGGTACACGTTGCCCTTCACCCACGCGCCGGCGACCAGTTCATACTCGCCGGTCGCGGCCCCCAGTCCAGCGGCCGCGGTATTGAGCAGGTTCGGCTGCTCCCAGGTGGAAATATCTTCGGGCGCGTCGACGGCGGTGGCGAAGCGGGCGCACAGACCCGCGCGCGCGGCCATCAGGAACCATGCCGCAATCGCGATCTTCGCCCGATCCTTCTGCGCCTGGCTGGGGGAGGCCGTGGTCAGGAGGCCGTGTGCCAAGACGGTTCTCTCGGTGGTGACAGCGACGAGGGTCGCCCAGCGCGATTCGCACTGCTCGGCGGTCAGGTTCGGCTCGTCGTTGGCGTAGCCGAGTGCCTGCTGGGCCTCGATCAGCCGGCTGGCGGCGATCAGCGCCACGGTATCGGCGTCGACGTTCTGCATGAACGCGAGGTTCCCGAAGTTCGGGAAGACCTGGGGCGGTGGCGTGACCACACCCGGCACCCATGGGAAAGCGGCGCGCACCGCGTCCTGCACGGCGACGAACGCGGCAATGCACGCCGCCGAGTAGGCGGCGCCGTTCCCGGTGTACTCGGTGCTGGTCAGGATGTTCTCGTGGCCGACGTCATAGGCCGCATACCACATCGTCAGGTCGACCTGGACGGCGTCCATGATCATGCCGTCATGCTGTCCAGGAGGCCCTCCGTACATGAGCCCCTGGAGCATCTTCACCGCGCGGCTCGCCTGCCACGCGACGTAGGGCGCGTGCCCCATGTTCATGACGTAGTAGCCTGTGAGGCCGCCACTTGGAAGCTGCCGGCGAACTCCGGCGTGGTGAATGTAGCCAGCCTCCGCGCCTGCGCCGGCGAAGGCGTTCCAGAGCGCCGCATCGCCCGGCGAAATCAGCCGATGCAGGTTGTAGGTGTAAAGCCTCGTCTCCGGGAACTCTGCGTGGATCACGATCGCGTCGTCGTCAATCCGATGCATAACGATCTTGTTACTCTCCGCGCGCTCCTCATTCTCCGCGAGCGTGGTGGCTCGCCCGACGACTTCGCTGTAGCTCTCGAGGATCGGCAGGTCTTGCAGGTAGTCGTAGGCGAGTTCCGACACCATGATCGTCGCGTCGAAGTCGTTCGCGCCTGCGCAGAAACAGGAATATTGAAAACACAGGGTGTTGATCGCGCCCGCGCCCTGGATATTGAGCCCGGTGATCAGCGGAAACTCAATCGCGACCGGAGCGAATGACGGGATCGCTATATCGACGTAGGTCTCGGCGAGTTGGGCCCCACCCTGCTGGTCTAGAATGACGACGTATAGGCGCAGCGATGGCGCACCGATCACACTGAATGCCATCGCCACGCGGCCGCGGATCCTGACCGCGTTCACCGTCTCGCAGTCCGCCGGCCGGCCGACTCGGTGGGTATCCTTCAACGAGCGATCCCAATTCTGGCAGATGATCGAGGTGGAGTCGCTGCCATCCGAGACGATCAGACTATGGATCGGCGGGAGCTCGGGCGGTATGGTGCCGGTGTTATCGGTCCAGTCTGCTGGTTCGGCCGTTCCACCCGCTCGCAGGTCGTGAAAGATCATGGCGCGATCACCTCCAGAAATTGCAGATCCACTCGGCCGGCCTCAATCGTGCTCGCCTCGAGGACGAAGACCGGCCGCGGCGTGTCCGTGTCCCGCTCCAGTAGGTAGCGGCCAAGCTGCAGATCGACCCGGTCGCCAAGCTCGAGGTCGAGCTGATCGGAGAATGCTTCGGCTGTCACCCGGCGCCGGCGCGCGCGATTCCAATCGATCAGCCACTTCAGGATGTTACGAGCGCTGGTCTGATCATTGACCCAGTTACACCAGTACTCTTTCGGATTCTCGCGATTCCCGAGCGCCGCATAGGCGTTGGCGCACTTCGTTTCGTAGGCAGCGTTGCCGATGTTCGAGTCGTTCCGATTGCAGAAGACGTGACTGACGTAGGTGTCCTCCCCATGGATCCGGGCATAATGAAGGATGTAGTCGGTGAAGAGCTCCTCGCGCTTCGTGAACTGGCACTCGATCGATCCATCGACGAAATCGCTGGGGGTGAGCGTCCGGACCGTCGACCCGTGCTTGAGCGTTCTGACCGCCTCCTTCCCGTCGCCGTCGACGTAGTAGAGCATCGCGGTATGGAAGGCGAGGTCCTCGATCACCTCGATCGACTCCTGGATCTCGGTGACCTGGCCCGCCATGATGAGCGTCAGCCCATCCGAGACGGCTGCATCGAAGGATCCCGTGTTGATCTCCGCGGTCGTCACCCCGAGCTCATGGCGGAGAATCGCCTCGAGCACCTCGGCCTGGTCGTAGATCACGCTGGCCGCCGTCTTCCTCCCACCCCAGGTATCTCCGAAGGCGCGCCCGAGCATCGAGGCGAACGGGAGCCAGTCCTCGATCGCGATCGCGACGTCAAGGCGGATCCCGAGCGCATAGAGCTCGAATGTCACGTTCGGGGAGGATCCCGCCGTGATCTCACAGCGCACCGCGTAGTAGTTATCTGGTGAGAGCCACCAGCTGACCTGCTTCGATGCATCGTCGAGCGTGAAGGGCTTGTCCATTTCGTTGGCGTCTTCCGGTGCCGCGTTCGGAACGGCATCGAACATCGCGCCCGTCGTCATGACGGCCGTCTTGATGGATCCCGTGTTGGGGGTCGCGCGCATCGTGATATTGCGGGTCGCTGTCCCGCTGTTGAGGATCGCCTGGACTTTTCCGATTGCGTAGGCGGCGAAGGCCTCGAGGCCAGAGAACTCGTCGGGCTTCTGCAATCTGAAGCCGAAGTCGACCGCGTTGATCGTCGTCCTCGTCTCGAAGGCTTTCGTTGCAAGATCGGCGTCAGCCGCGAACGTCTGATCGGTGAAGCTGCCATTGTTGCCCACGGATACGGCAAACAGGAGAAGCGACAGCGGCACCAACCCCTGCTCGAGATAGTTGGCGCCGGCGACGCTTTCGATCTTCGCCTGCGAGTTCGTCTTCACCCACTCGCTGGCATTCCCCGCCGAGGTGTCGATCCGCTCACGGTAGAAGCGCTTGCTGTCCGATCCGTAGTGATAGATCCGCTGAAACGAAACCGCGTGGGTCGGCGCATCGAAGTAAGCCGTAATCGGATCTGTGTTCGCGACTGCATTGACGAGGATGCCAGCGGCCGCGACTCGCGACGGGAAGATCTCGCCCAGCCCGACATGGTCGAAGAGGAACTCCCCGAACGTTATGGGAAAGGGACGCCCGATGTTGTCCGGAGGGATCACGAATCCCGGCACGGTTTCCGCGGTCACGCGAGTCGCGGGGACCGTTCGATGCCTCCGGTTCATGATCGACTTCGTCTGGAGCTTGATCGTCCCGTCATCCCACTTCGGGTCCCGGACCTCGCCCCAGTAGACCGAGAGCAGATCGCTTGCGGCCATGTCATAGCGGCCTGCGTGATAGCTGCTCGCGCGAAGGCGCCCCTCGAGCTGCACGTCGTCGAGATAAATGATGTCCCCGATCGTCGGAACCTCGAACTCGATCGTCACGGTGTGCTGCTCGGGGAGATCCCAGGCGGCGTGAAAGATCCCCTCAAGCGTGAAACGATCGAACTGGCTGGCGGACGGGGTGAACGCGGTGAAACTCGATCCGATCTGGAGAACGCGCGTCGAGCTATTCCAGAAGAGCCCATTGACCCGAACATAGGCGCGTACGACGTCGCCGGCCGCACCCGCGCGCGCGTAGAATGAGGCCGAGATCGTAGTCCCCTGGCGCACCGTCACGGCCGCCGAAAGGATCTTCGGACCAGGGGATCCTCCGCAGGTGAGCTTCGCGGATTGCGCCCCGCTGCGCTTGATCGTCGTCTCGCGCGCGATCGCGTTCGATGCGTGCCCCTGCGTCTCTGTCCAGAAGTCGAAATCGCTCCCCGACGTTGGGGATTCGAAGCCGGAATTGCGAAGCAGGTTCAGCGGGAAGAGCGCGCGGGAGATCGCGACGTCACGCCCCTCGATGTCGAGCTGCTGGAGGGTTCGATGCAGCTCCTTCGTCTTGTCGTTGAGCGTGATGGAGACCGCGTCGCGGGTGGCAATTCCTCCTCCTCCGACGATCCGCGCGGAGTATTTGATCGGATCCACCGAGGCGATGATGCCGCCCTCGTAGATGTTTCCGGCGACGGTCACTGCGCGCTCCGCCCAGCGGAACTGCGACCAGGTGTCTGCGCCGCGCGGGAAAACGTCGACCAGGTAAATAACGGCGCTCCCGTCTCGCGCGTGTTCCGGAATCGTCGCCGGGATCGTCCTCACGCGATCACTTCCTCTCGGAAGACGAGGTCCGTCTCGGTGAATGCCCCGCCGCCCGTAGACGCATCGAGGTCTCCGTCCCAGTAGCGCACCGTGCGCGTCACCCCGAGAGAGTCCGTTACCTGAACTGTCTCCGCGCGAAAGCGGAGGCTGTTCTCGATGTAGGTGTAGAGCTTCTTCGCCTCCGCATAGGGGAGCCTTGTGCGGATCGAATAGAACCGCTCAACCAGGTCGGTGCCGGAGATCGACACGGATCCATCGCCGGCGACCTTCGCGGTCTGCCTCGAGCTGCTCTTGTACTTCACGGGAACAAGGGCCCCGCGCGAGAGCGTGTATGGTCCGATCACGACTTGCGCCATCTAGTTCTCCGCCTGCATTCAAGGCCAGACAAATTGATTGCTACGACGGAAGAACGTCAGCTTGTAGTCGCTTACAATGACCTCGTTCGCCGGAAACTTCCGGTTCTTCCAGAGCGCGATCAGTAGATAGTCGGCGAACTCGGGGATGTCGTAGCACGCAGTGAGGTGCGTCCACTCGCGCACCGATCGATCGATACAGTTGATCGGGGCGAAGTGCACCGTGTTACTCGTGTATGGATAGAACGGCGCCACAATCTGCCCGACCGGCAATGACGAGAAGAAGGCGAAGTTGTAGTTGCTGGGAGGGTAGAGCCAGAAGAAGTTTGGGACATTCGTGGTCCCGATCTGGTTCGTCCGCTCCTCCACGGGAGAATAGAACGTGATCCCCAGCTCCTTGTCGTTCGCACCACCGAGCGTGACCCACCCGGAGAACGAATCGCAGATCGCCCAGATGTCGAACTGAGCCGTCCACCCACCACCGGCGGGCGGAACCACGCCCATCGTGGCGAACGACTGCTCATACGTGGAATCGATTGAGCCGGAGACCGCGATGATCTGCCCGTTCCCGGCGATCGCGTTGGCGGCCCAGTTGAGTGAGTAGGCGCGCTTGCCCCCATGGCGGATGGTCCCGGGCTTGAGCACCAGCATCGCGGTATCAGACGCGGCCTGTGCGCCATCGCCACTGAACCACCAGTCGATATGTGTATCGCCGTCGCGGTCTGCAAAGTTGCTGGCGAAGGTTTCAACCGAAGGAGAGAGTGGAGCCTTGTAATACAAGTCAAATGCCTGGCTCGGCACCAGCACGCGCAGCTGTCCGGCGTCGGTCAGGGCCTTGATATAGACGAACAGTTTCTTCACACTGTTCTGTCCGTCGGTCATAGACGTCTCCATGGTCGAGAATTTGTGCAGATTCAGAACGATAAGGCCTTTGGTCTGTAGCGCGAACCGAAAGGTTTTGTATACGGCCGACGTGTCCTGCGACTCGGCAATGGACTGCACGATCTCGTATGGATGCGGGTGCTGAAATGGGATCGCACTTACCTTCGCACCTGCTGCGCCGGTTCCGCCGGTGCCCCACCTGCCCCACCGCGCGCAGTCGAGAGGATATAGATAATTCGGTCGCGAGCTCCCACCAAGAGGGGAGGCGGCGTCGGTCGCACCAGACACGCCGTAATCGATGCCAGCGCGGGCCATGAATTTCTCGGTTCCCGACCAGGCCGACGTATTCGAATGTGAGTGAAAGCGAACTTTGTCGGTGAGTCCCAGCGTATCAACGAGCGCGCGCACGTTGCCCGAGAAGTGAAGGTCCATCGCAGCGTTCATCTGCCCCTGGGTGTAGTCGCCCTTCGCAAACTTGTCGCTTTGATTATGAGTGTTGCTATTGAACCACACCTTCTCGTCCCAGCCGCCCGATCCGACCTCCCACCCGTCGTTCTTGCGGAGCGCCCGGATCTTGCTCGCTGATAGGATGGCGTTCACCGTGTCGCCATGCTCGACGTAATAGGCGCTGATCGATAGCCCAACCTTGATGCCATAGAGCCGCAGCATGTCACGAATGCGCATCCTGACGTTCGATGGGGCGGCGTTCACAAACAATGAGTCGTTGAACCACTCCTTGCTCTGGTCGTCAGCAACGACACAGAACGTGGCTATCATGGAATCCTGCTCGGAAGTGGCAAGCGACGATTGGATGCCGAGCAGAGTATTCAGCGCCCCCTGCGGAGTAGTCCCCGCTGGGCGCGCCGTTAGATAGTTGTCGAGCACGATGTCGAGCGCCGTGGAGCTGCTGAATTGCCAGCCGCTTCCGCCGGCGAGTTCGGTAAGCTTCTCCTGCATCTTCTTCGCGTTCGGGGATGGGGGCACCGTGAACCCACATAGGAGCGCGAGCTGCGCCCCCAGCGCTGCCGAAACGATCCATCGAAAAGCCGTCTTCATATCGTTCCTATCTGGCCTCTGCTAGTTTTCCGCGGATCCGGCCGCTGCTCATCGCTTCCTCGATCTGCGGGTAAATCACGTCGTGGAGAAACGCCTTCATGTCCCGTGCGAATACGTTATCTCCGCCGCTGATGTTGAAGTTCACGGTAAGCCCATTGCCCGTCTGCGGGAGTTGTCCGGTGCGATTGATCGACGCGAGCGCGTTGCTCCCCACCTTCTGGACGGTCTCCCGTCTCATGACGAACTCGCCGGGGGTGAGCACCGCCGGAATGCTGTCGCGGTCGGGCCCTCCTCCCGGCACGAGGCCGCCCTTGTTGAACGCCATCAGGAATGCGAACGCGGCGGCCGCAGCAGCAGCGCCGAGCGCGGGACCGATGATCGGGATCGCGGCGAAGGCATGAAAGGCCTTCACGGCGCCGATCTTCGCGTCCAGAAACTTCTGGCGCGCGGCGACCTTCTCGTTGAGCGCCTGGCCGATGATCGTCGCCTTGATCTGCTCGACGACGTAGGCCTTGAACATCTGGGACGCGTTTCGAATGAACGTCCGTTTCGAGGAATCCCACATCGCCTCGCGCCGCTGCTTGCCAGTCATTTCCTTGTCGAGAATCGTGTCGAAGAAGGTGTCGTAGGCGGCTTCCAGCGAGCTAATTCCGAGCATCATGATCTGGTTGTTTGCAAGCCAGTGTGCGAGGACTTCGTCTTCGAAGACCTGTCGCGCCGTGCTCAAGTCGGCCGAGCGCGCGATCTGCAGCTCGGCTATTTTCGCCGCCGACCCTCCGGCCGAGGCCTCTTCGACCGCATAGGCTGCGTTGATCTGTGCCTGCCTGGCCGCGAGCCATTCCTTCGTGTACGTCGGATAGAGGCTTACCAGCCGCATCAGACTGGCCTTCTCCTGATCTTCAACCCGCGCGAGTCGTGCCGCGTTCGATGCAACGAGAACATCCTGCAGCTGCTGATCTCGCTGGATGGTGAGCTCGGCGATCTTGCTCACCGACCCGTCGGCCGTCACGAGCTCGCGGGCGTAGTTTGCGTTGATCAGTGCCTCGTGCGCGGAGAGCCATTCCGTCGTCCCAGCTTTCTTCGCCGCGGTGATCTCCTGATCCCTGCGTATTTCCAACGCACCGATCGCAGCCGCGGAGCCGCCCGCCAGTGCGATCTGGTTGTCGTAGCTCCGCCGGATCATCGCCTCGCGTTCCGAGAGCCACTGCTCGTCGTATGGTTTCGGAGCTGCCGCCATCAGGATCAGGTGCGCGCGCCAGGCATCCTCGCGTTGCGCGAGCGCGCGCGCGAAGCCAGCGTTGTCCGGGGTCGGCAGCTCTCCGGCCGCCGCAGCAGGAGAATCCGGGGGAGGCGTCAGCGTGCCCGCTTGCCTCGCGAGCGCTTCCTTCCCCTTCTTCTCGAGGTCCGCGAAGAAGGCACCCGAGTCGAGCTGCATCCCGCCGAACGCGTTCGCGAACTTGGCTTTCATCCCTTCCGCCGCGTCTCCGATCGCGTCGCGCGCGTCGGCCGCTTTCATCTTCGCCCAGTCGAACGCCTGCTCCGCACCGTTGCCGATCCCCTCCCAGACGTCGCCCGCCTTCTCGCCAATGAACGCCATGGCACCCCGCACCTTTTCCTCCAACCCCGGGAAGAGCTCGCCGACGAACGAGAGCGCCTTGTCCCAGAACTCGACCATGCGCCGAACCGGCAAGGTGAGAATATCGAAGAAGGCTTTGCCGAAGAGCTTGGCCCCGCGCAGCAGCTGGTCGACGAAGTTCCGGAAACGCTCGTCGGTCTTGTAGAGGTGTACCGCGATCGCGCCGAGCGCGGCTGCAGCGGCAACGGCGAGGATGATCCAGCCCGCCGGCGACGCGGCGATCGCGAGCGTCATTCGCATGATCAGCCCCGTCACCATCGAGATCACCGGAGCGAGCTTCGACATCGAGACCATCCATATCGTCTTCGCGGCAGCGGCCCCATGGACCACGGTCACCATCGTGGCCATGACCTTGAGGAAGCTCCCGACGGTCAGAAGCAGGACCGCCACGACACCCGCCGCCTTGAGCCCAGAGACGACCTGATCCCGGTGCGCCATCGTCCAGTCTCGGATCGTGATCACGAGGCCGACCACGACCGCCTTATAGCGTTCAACGAAGGCCTGCACATCCTTCACGCTCGTCAGAACCACGCCGGACATTTCCTGGAATGCCGCGATCATGACTTCGCCGACCATGTTCTTCAGCACCAGCATCTGCGAGGCGACAGTCGCCTGGTTACGGGCGAACATTTCCTCCGCGCGCGCGGTCCCCGTGATCGAGGCTGTCATTTTGTCGAACGCGGCGGGGCCCTGCTTCGCGAGCGAGAGGATGATCGAGAGTTGGCGCGCGTCGAAGGCTTTGGAGAGCGCGGCACTCCCCTGGCTCGCGAGCCGCTGGAAGACCGCGACGACCCCGTCCCCCTGGATCGTCATCCCGCCCAACATAGCCGTGAGTTCTTCCGAAGGGTTCAAGAGTGCGGAGAAGATGCCCTGCAGCCCGGCTGCAGACTTCGTCGCCTTCTGGCCGCCCTGGTCGAGGAGAGCCAGCATCGCGATCGTCTCTTCGAACGAGAGCCCGACGTTACCCGCCATCGCCGCCACATTGGCGAGTCCAGCGCGCAGCGAGTTCATATCGATCTTTCCGATCGACGCGGCCATGACGTTCACGATCCGATCCGCGTCCTGCCCCTTGAGCCCGAAGGCGTCGAGCGCCTGGGCCACCAGGTCCGCGCCCTCGGCGAGATCGATCATCGTGGCTCCAGCGAACTTGACGACGGGCCCGATGGTCTGAAGCGTCTCCGCCGCGTCCCCGGACGAATCGGCTACCACGGCCATCGCCTGCGCGACCTGCTTCGCCCCGAACGTCGTCGACGCTCCCCAGCTGCGCGCCGCGGCGGATAGTTGCGCCATCTGCGCCGGCGTGGCGCTCGTAGTCGCGCCCACCCGCGCCATCGCCTGCTCGAAACTAGCCCCCGCGATCGTGCTCGCCGCCGCCGCGGCGACAATCGCCACCTGGATGGCCTTCCAGGCCGTCACCGCCCGCCGCTGCAGGGCTTCGGAGGCGCCGGCCATACGGAGCGATGCCGCCGCCACTTTGTCGGCGCTCTGCGATGACGCATCGGCCATGGACTTCAAACGCTGGACGATCGCGGAAACCGAGTTGTTGACCGCAGTGCGCACCGAGCCGAAGGCCGAGCTCATGCGCTGGCGGAGCGTCTCATGCGCCTGAGAGGTTCGGATCGTCGCCGCTCGGAGCTTATCCGACCCCTGCGCGGCCTGCGCCACGAAGCGGCCGTACTCGTCCCGGGCCTTGCCGAGCTTCGGCGAGAGGGTGTCCTTCCCGCCGATTTCAAGTTCCAGTCCGAATCCCATCGCCTACCCGTTCCCCTTCGCGTTCTCCTGATCCCGTTTCATGCGCTCCGCTTCGATCTCCGCGACCGTACCAGCCAGGTGCTGAATCTTGATGCCGAGAAAATCCGCCTCGTACTCATCCAGACGGATCGCCCGCAGCTGATAGATCAGGTCCGGCAGTCCACCGGGAAGCCGCCCCGACCAGTACAGTTCCCACGCCAGATCGTTCTCGGCGAGGAGCTGTGTCTCCCGGAACCGACACGGGACCCCAGTCTCATCGCACTCGGTCTCGGTCTCATTCTCCGCGCACGTGGCGCGGCACTTCTCGCACGTCAGTCCGTCGTTGTCGGACTGCTGACGGGCGTAGTCGGTGAGTTTCCCAGTTCGCGCTCCTCGGTGTCGGCGAGGTTATCGCTCGCGAGCTGGACGATTTCGCCCTTGATCGTCTCCGGGATTGCGCCCACCAGGTCGACAGCGAACTCGACGGGCTGGCCGTCGAATTTCACGTTCTCCCAGCCCGTGATCGCGTACTCGACCAGCTCGTCGCCGACCTTCGACCAGTCGATATTCCCTCTCCGGTCGGTGTGGCGCTTGACGATCACCGCGCGCACGCCGGATGGGACGCGCCGGTAGTAGATCTGGAAGTCGTCACCCTTGTAGGTGAGCCGCTCCTTCGCCGAGACAAGATGCAGTGCCATGATTTCCTCCCTCTGCTTCAGGTGGTCTTATTCCCCGTGTTGACGGACGGGGTGCCGTTGATCTGGCCCGCGGTGTTCGCCGCAATGCGGTTGCCGACCAGAATCGAAGAGTTTGTAAGATCGTTCACGCCGTAGCCCGTGTTCCCGTACGAGAGCGAGTTCTCCATGCGCGCGTGGCTTCCGACGGTAAGCCGCAGGCCGTCGCCGCCGTTCTGGAAGAGCCGGCAACGATCGATCACGGCATCGTTCTGTGAGCTCAACAGGTGAATCCCGTGCGAGGTCGCATTCTGAACGGCGATGCGCTCGAACCAAGCCTCTCCCGACGTGTCGACCACGATGCCCGCGCCCGCGCCGTCGAGGCGAAATCCCGCGAGGTGCACGCGCGCGCCCGTCACCGTGATCTTTTTCGCGCCGAGGTTGAGTGCGGTCGCCTGAAACGGCGACCAGATGTAGACATCGTTGGCAGCGATCGTGAGGTCGGCAGAGAGCGTGGCCCCAGCACAGAGCACGATCTTTCGCGCGCCGTGGGTGTTGTAGGCCGCGTAGAGATCGGAGACTCGGCCTTCGGTCCCGACGAATAGGTCGAACCATGGACCGACCCGCTCCATGGAAGCGGTATCGAAGGTAAAAGCAGCCATCCGGTTCCCCTCTGCGGCCCCCGGGAGAGCCTACGTTTCGAGCAGGTAGTTTCCGCTATCCGCGTTGGCGCAGGTCACGACCAGCGGCGACGCCTTCTTGAGCGCGATCGCCCCGTAGTAGGACGCCGCGAACTCGTCGGTGCTCGCCGGATCGCGCGAGAAGGCCTGCAGCGCAAACGAATTGCGAAGTGGCCCCGGCCCCTGAATGTTCGGTTCCGCGGAATCCGGGCTCTGCTTCAGCGACGTCATGAAGAATCCCCAGCGATACACCTGCGCGGTGGCACCAATCGACGCGCCCGTCATCACGATCCTGGCACACATCTCCTGATCGGTTTCGAGAAGCCCGATCCATGTCGGGTCCCCCGTGCCGCGGTCGGTGTAGCGTGGCCGCTCCAGCTTGAGCATGACCGTCGACGCCTCGGTGCGCACCGGTATCTCGATGTTCTGCCCCGTCGCAGACGACTGGTCCTCGGCTGACATCTTGTTGTCGACCTCGAGCTCGAACTTGTTCGTGAAGACGTCGACGGTTCCGGACTGGCCCGCGGCGCGCAGCCCAAGGCGAATCTGGCACTGGTGGAAGAGAATCCGCGTGATCGGCCCCGCCGGCAGCGTCCAATTCGTACTGTTGTAGCTTCCTCGCACGCGATCGTAGGTAAGTAGTTCGAAGGCGAATCGAACGCCTTCCGCCGGCGTTCCCGTGATCGTCATCTTGTTGACGAACGCGGAATACTGGACCCAGTCGTCGAGGCCCTTCCCGAGCCCGAGCTGGCCGCGGCGAACCTTCCGATCGTTCGAGTTGAACCCCGCCGCACGTTCGTCGACGGATGTCCACGGCTCGTCGACCAGGTTGAAGTCCATCTCGAAGAGGTGGCGATAGGCGCCAGCCTCGAGCGTTTCGGGCGATCCGGTTCCTGACCCGGCGGCGGACTCGAAACCCATGGCGCACATGATCAGGCGCTCCAGGCCGCGCCAGCGAAACACGCCCTGGATCGGGCCCGCGCCCATCTTGCGGAAAATGTCGGGCGGAAGCTGCGACCCGCTGCCGACCAGCGATTCGTCGGGCGCGCGTTCGCGCAACGTCTTCAGGTTCTCGGACATGAAGGCGAACTGGTGCGTACCCGCCATGTCGGTCGCCCCCGGCACCTGCGGATAGGCGATCGCCGGCCCGGCTCCGTAGAGCCCGCGGTCTTTCTTGAACGCGGCTTTCGCCTTCCACCCGCCGTAATCAGCCATGCCTCACACCTCCGCCTAGATGAACGTGACGCGCATCTCGTTACCGACGTAAAGCGGGTTCCCCGCCTGCGACGGACTCGCCTGCAAGGTCCCCTCGAGCGTGATCGGACCCGGCCCCTCGACGGGGACATCGAATCCGTCCGTGATCCGCAGATTCGGCAACTGGGCCGAGAACGACTCGCTGCCTCCGGTATGCTGAATCTGCAACTGCAGCGCTGTATCGTTGTCCTTCCAGTCCGCGAGGACGCTCGTCGCCGTGTTGTAGCGCGGGATCGTGAGCTTGATCTCGCATGCGCGCCAGTCGCCCGGGATCGGCTCGAGGATCTCGGTCGGGCTGTTCGAATCGCGGTCGTCGGCCACCATCTGGCGGTCGAACGCGATCTCGTAGGAGCTGAAGCCGATCGCGTCACCCGACGTCAGCGCGTCCGCCTGGTCGCCGATCCATATCTTCGTGATCGCGTGCTTGAAGAGCACAAGATTTCGCGGTCCGGGGGTTGAGATAGCGGGGAACGCCGTAGCCGATAGATCGCGTTTGCGAATCAGCCATCCGAACTTAACCTGCGCGATGCCGCCCGCGCGACACGAGATTGTCGCCTTGACGATCTTGCCCGCGTAGAAGCGATGCCGCTGGATGACCTTGTCAACTTCGACCGACGGCCACTTCGGGAGATCGTCGTCGCTGATCGTGAACGTGCGCCCGACGGCCGTGCCCATCAGGCATTCGAAGAGCGTGTCGAAATTGTTGTAGTCGAGGTTGTGGGTCGTCTCGCCGGCAACCGCGAGCCCGCCCTGCGCGCTGGGGCCCCGCGACGCCGTGCCGACCAGCGATTCGTCGGGTATCCGGTCGAACGCGACGGAAAGCGTCTCGTTCAGAAACGGGATCAGCGCGGTAGGCGCCGAGTATCCGGCCGCCCAGCTCGCGAGTTTGATGATTCCGAGCTTGCTCCCAAATCCGCCGCCGTCAGCCATGAGCTCTCACCTCGTGTTCGGCCGCTCTCGCCTAAAGCGAAGCGAGCCAGTCTTCGTAAGCCGTCTGCCCACCGTCGATCTCGGCAACCTCGAAACCATTCTGCATCCAGCAGTACGGGATCACCCACGCGGGCGGGCCCGCAATCTGATTGACGCTGCCCGCCAAGTCGTCTTCGAACCAGCCGCTGGTGAGCGAATGCGCGTCCGCAAACACCTTCTCCGGCGCGTAGGCCGCGAACCCCTCGAAAAACTCGAAGGCGCCGACCATCCCCGTAAACGCCGGGTCCGTATGCGCGATCCAGTACCAGCCGTCCATCGGGACGTCGAGCTGATACATACCCGGAGGGCCGATCGGAGACTCGTCACCAGGAAATGTCGCTGGCATCGTCAATCACCCCGCATAGTGGAAGTCGACGCGGCCGTCGATCCGAACGGCACCCACGGGCGGTGCCACGATCAGCGGCTCGAAGCCGAAGACCGAAAGCGAGAGCGGACCCGGGTCGACCTGCTCGATCTCGATCTGTGAAAAGTCCGCTTGGAATACCGGATCCACCTGCAGCTCCTGAATCGCTTCCTCGACGGCGTCGATCAGGTCGCACTTGCGCAGGTCCATGTCGTCCCCGATGTCGAGGATGATCACGATCGCGAAACGAAAATCGGTCTGGTGTTCTTGGTTCGTCTCGGGTCGAACGCTCGATGGCATCAGCGGCACGTAGCACTGGGGGAGCATCTCGGCGGCCGGAAACGGGAACGCCGGCGCGTGGGCCAGCACCTGCTCGAACTCGACCTTGGTCCCGATCTTCTCCAGGATCAGCGCGGCCGCCTTGCGTCGGAGCCCCTTCTGCATCACGCGGCGCCCTTCAGTGGAACATCGGCCGCGTGCGCATACTCGACTATCAGTGTGGCAAGCTCGTTCTCCAGCGCGTCGACTTCGCGCGGTCCCTTGCCGATGTCGAAAAACTCGCGTCTCGGCACCGTGGTTCCAAAGTGGTGCCCGTGCGCAATCGCGCCGGAACGCGCGCTCCCGAAATAGAGAATCGCCTTCTCTTCTTCGGCGCGCACCTGAATGTCGTTGAGCATTTTCCCGGAGACCGATAGCTGCGGTCGCGCACCCAGCCCGATACCACTCTTGTACTGCTTCCAGCCTCCGGAGAAGAACATGGTCTTCCCGCCCTTCGTCGTCTGTCCGCCGGCGGGCGCGGGATAGCCGACCGGCCGCTTCTTGATCGGGAGGTAGCGGGGCGTCGTCGAGTAGGGCGTGAATGCCGAGCCGCTCGCGTCCTTGCCGGCGAGCGTGCGCTGGATGATAAGCGCCTTGGCGACATTCCCGATCTGCAACATCGTCTTCGATCCGATCTGCTTGCTGAAGTCCTCGAGCCGCTTCGGAGTGTTGAAGGTCTTAATCTTGCTCTCGACGATCACTCGACGTCCTCCGGTGCGAGCGGCAGTACCCCGCCGCCGCGGCTGAAACGCACGCTCGAATCCACCTGATATTTCTCGGTGTCGTCGATCGTGCCGCTCTCGTCGAAATCGAAGCTCATCATTGCGGTCGCCACCTCGAACTCCTCGTCGAACTCCTTCTTGTAGTGCTTCGCCTTCGCATCCCAGCCGTCGCCGGAGATTGTGATATTGCTCACACAGCAGAGCTCGATCGCCTTGAACGTGGCCGCCGCCTTGAACACGTCCGGGTTGGGGATCAGATTCAGGACGTCCGGCTCGTCGGTCTCGATCTCCCGCTGACGCAGGATGTAACGAAGCTTCCGTTCGATCTCGGACTTCGCCGAGGCCCGCCACTTCGACGTATCCTTCGTCCAGTTGAGCCACGTCGCCTCAAGCGCCAGAATGTCGGCATCCGTGCAGAGCTCCGCGGCCGCCCAGTTCCCGACGGGCATGGACTACTCCGGCGCCGGTGCTTCGGGCGCTTCGTCCGGTCCGGGTGCCTCCGGGATCGCAGGAACAGGATCCGCAGGCAGCTCGTGCGGCATCGGTTCGGTCGACGCCGGCGTCTCCGGTTCAGGAGCAATGGGCGCCGGCGCTTCGGGCGCTTCCAACACGGCCTGCTCGAAATCCCGCGACTGCTCTTCCTTGTTCATGGTCTTCGCTTTCTGGCGCGCGCGGGCACGCATGATTTCGAGGGTCTCGAGGCGGCGCTTCTCGCTCGTTGCATAGGCGCGAAACTCCTCCGCCTTCTCGGCGGTGATCTCGTCGACCCGGCAGAGACGACGCTCCCAGTAGTCGACGTACTCGCCGATGGTGACCCCCGTCTCCTGGACGAGTGTGCCCCCGACGTTCTTGACCCAGTCCGGGCGCTCGAGCACGAGTGCATCGAGATCGAGGACGCCGACGCCCAGATAGAACTGCACGTACTTGTCTTTTCCTGTGAAGTCGTCTTTGTTAGGCCGCGTGATGAGATAATGCTTCGCTTCGGCGACGCCGATCGTCGTGATGACGGCCCCCTGCGGTTTCCCTCTCGCCATGACATTCCCTCCTGAATCGACGGGGGACCCGTTGGGACCGGAGCGCGACCCCACACGTTAGAGCCCCACCGGGCCCCCCGATTGCGTTTCTGCCAGCGACCTAGACGATGCCCGCGTGCAAGGTGCCCGCCGTGGCGCTGTTCGTCGCGATCACGTACTGCAGCCGCAGGAACTGCTTGTGCTTGGGCGGCACCTTCATCCGGTACGGGCTGAAGTCGGTGTAGTTGGCCGCCGACACCCGCCCGGTCAGGATCGTGACGTACGATCCACCCGAGGTCGCCGATTCCTGCAGCACGACTTGAATCGTGCCGGTGTCACCCGTGCTGTCGCCGCCTTCGATCAAGACGACGACTTCCGGGCCGTCGCCCTCGTCGCCATCCGCGGCGCCCATGTCCACGACGTTCGTCGACGTGACGGGCGAGGCGCCGGTCGTGAAACCGGACGCCATTGTCGTCGCGTCGTTGAACATTTTGTTGCTGTCAAAGAGTCTCTGACTCATGTCCTGCTCCTCCGCGTTACGCGTGAATCGTGAAAGCCCCGACGACCTTCCCGGTCGACTAGCTGACGGTCTCCGTGTCGAGCATCGCGTCGCTCGTGGTGATGGGTATATCCCCGTACGTGTTGATCGGACGGCCGAGCTCGTTCAGGTCGCGGCCGAGCGTGAGACCGAGCGCCCGGAGCGCCTTGCGCAGCTGCGTCTGCGTGCGCTTCGTCATCAGGAGCGCGTCGGGACGACCGATCACCTTGTCAATCGCCTCGTCGAGCTTGTCGACGGAGATCGCGGTGCCGACCGTGATGTCTTTGAGCCACGCGCACGCGGCGCCGTGATGGATCGCCATCGCCCCGGCCGCCTCGACGCGCGTCCGGAAGACCGGCTTCGCCTGAAGCTCGCCCAAGTTGGTGACCTCGATACCCGGCGAGGGGCCGAGCATCAGACCCATCAGGTAGTTGTCGCCGAAGCGAACGGCGAACACCGAGGAACCGTCGGACCCCGACGAGGCGCCGTTGTCGACGACCATCGGAGCGCCCGGCGCATCGGTCAGGCGCTTCATGATGCCGTCGAACCCGTCGGCGTCGGTGTAGGCCGCGCCCGCGCGCGCCGCCGGCGAGTTGCCGTAGAGGAGCGTCTGGACCCACTTGACGGCCATGGACTTCCCGAACGCGCGGTCGTTACGCGCGCGCTGCTTGGGCTTGGTTCGCGCGATCAGCTTGTCGAAATCGCTGTCCCCGCCCAGCGGCCGGAGATTCTCCGTGAGCCGCTGGACGATCAGCGTGCTCTCGGGGAAGGCCTCGTTGAGCTTGCGGAACGCAACACCCGGCAGCGTCTTCTCGACGTTGTAGGTGTAGGTGAGCTCGTCCTGAAAATCGACGGGGAGCTTGAGGAAGATGCCTTCCTCCAGATAGAGCTGTTCGACCAGGTCCCCGCGTACCGGATCGCTGGTCGCCTTACGGGCTTCATAAAGAGTGCCAGGCATCGGTGGTTCCTCCGCGTTCGATGCCTCTTACCGAGCGGGTTGTGCTATCGCGCGTTACCGGCCGCGGCCTTCGGATCGGACTTCTCATACCAATCCGTCCAGGCCTCGTCCTTGTCGGCGAACTTCTTATCGTCGTCACCGTTCGTATTCCCGCGTGGCACCGGGACGACGTCGGCTTTCACTTTCGTCGTCGTGGTGCTCGCCGCAAACACGCCCAGGTCGGCGAGTTCGTCGAACTTTTCCAGGTTAGAGAGGAGCTGGTTTTCGTCGAGCTCTTTGTCCTTCTCGGCGAAGACGAATCGAGACCGGATGCTCGTCACCCGTTTCTTCTCATCGTCCTTCGCGTCGGCCTTCTCGGCCGGGAGTTGTGCGCTCTTCGAGGCCCAGTCCACTCGCGCGCGTTTGATCGTCCGCTCTGCGAGAGGCTGATACTTGTCGAGGTCCGCCTTGTAGCGAGCGGCCAATTGCTTGTTCTCGGAATCTCCACTGGCGAGCGCGGTCTTCAGACGGTCACGTTCCGTTTCCGCCTCCTGCGCGCGCGTGCGTAGCTTCCGAGCATCCGCATGGAGCTCGTTGTAGTCGGTGGTCTCGACGACTCGTTGCGTGCTACCGAGCTCTATGAGCCCGGCCTCTTTGAGCGCATCGCTCCCGAGCGCGTCGGAGATGATCTCTTTCGCGTCGTCCTTGAGCTCGACGGAGGCCTTCTTTAAGGCCTTCGTCACCAGCTCCATGAGTTTCTTGCTCACGCGTTTCCCCTTTGGTTCAGATGCTGCGGCCCGTGGCCGCCTTCACCGGATTCTTGATCGATGAGTGGGCACCCGTCGCGATGATCGCGCGCAAGGCCGAGCCCAGCATGTTAGCTGACGGCCTTGTCGTTGTCGGCCTGGATCTCGTCGGTGCATTCCTGGGTGAACGCGACCGCGGTCAGCGCGTTCGTGATGTCCGACATGTCGCGCCCGGCGGCGATCCCCTTCACGGTCTTGTGGATCTGCACGCCGGCGGCTTCGAGCTGAGCGAGTGATTCGGAACTGAACATGATCGATCTCCCTTCTTAGTAAACGAGGACTTCCAGAGTCAGCGCGCCGTTGGCGTAGGCCACGCCCGGGTTCTTGATTTTCACGGCGAGGTAACGACCGAAAAGATTGTTGTTCCCGTCGTAGCCGCCACCCGCGACGAGCACTGGGTATCGGAAGACGGACCCGGCCGCCGGCGCCGCGCCCGCGGTGAACATCACATGATCGGATGGGGCAACGGGGACGTTCTGGCCATCGATGCCAAGCCGGAAATGGTTATACGCGTCCCCATCGACGGCGATGTCGACGCCGACTGCTGGGCCAGCGTCGCCCCAGCGCGCAGCGTTTTTCAGGTGGAACGTGGACGCCGCATCGCCGCCACTGAGCCCGGTCCAGCGGAAGAAAAGCTCGACAAAGTCGGCCTTCATCGCGCCATTCGCCAGCAGCGGAATCCGAGCAATGTCCTGGTAGGCGGTGTTGATCGAGTTCGCCTGAACAACGATCGCTTTGTCGTCAATCCGCGCATACAGAACGGGTCGCGACATCAGGCGCACCGTCCTAGCGCTTCACGGCCGGTCCGTCCGGTGGCGGCAGGAAAAGAGCTGGCCCCCGCGGCGAGACAACGTCCCTGGAGCTCGCACGCGAGGGCCGAGCAGACGGTTGGAACCGCCCGCGAATATGGATAGCAGTAAAAGAAAAACCGCATTCGGCAGTTGGGACGCTGTTCGAACGCGGGACGTTGTAAGGCGGGGCGTTCCCCGCTTTCGTCGCTAACCTATGGGCGGCATTGCGGGGGCGTCAAGAAATATCTTTTCGGGCGCGCTGGCAAGAACGATCGACGAGACGCGCACGCCCTCCGCGTCCGTGCTCATGTGCATTCCGCAGGGGCAGTCGAGGTCGGTCGCGAGAAGCTCCTGGAAGTCGTCGTCCCGGTAGTAGCGCACCATCTTGGCGACACGCTGCCCGCAATCAGTGTGCAGCACTCCGTGCGTCGTGCGCTCGAAGAACGGGGCGGCGATCGAGAGTATGATCATGCGCGCCCGAAGCCGATGATCGCGCCGGACGGGCGCCGCGTGCGCTTCGTGATCTGCCGCTGCACCAGCCGGAACACCGCCGGGCGCGGGCCATGGGCGAGCGGGCGGAAGTGCCGGCGTGAGCGTGCCCAGCGGTAGTCGGCCTTGATCTTCGAGTCCGCTGGGTTGGGTATCTTCACGATCATCCCGTAACACTAGCAGCCGGACGCTCGCTCGTCACCTGTTTCGTGAGGCCCTTCGCCCGCTCGATCGCGCCCTTCAAGCCCGGCGTCACCGCGATCCACGAGTGCCGGCAGTTCCAGCCGCCACCGTTCACGAACACGTCCGCGACGTCCGCGCCCTGCCCGTTGCTCATCCCCGCGATGTCCTTCCGGGAGAACACGTTCCCCACGCGCGCGAGGCAGAAGGCGCGCGTCTTCTCGTCCACGGGCCCGAGGTAGAGGAAGTTGTCGTCGATTCCCGCGGCTTCCGCCTGGTCCCCCGCGATCTGGCGCGCCACCCGGATATGCGCCGTCCGCGCGTACGTCGTCGCGTGCCACTCGTAGAGGCCTTTCCCCTGGCCCCACTTGTACTCGCCCTTGATCGCCCCGCGCAGCATCTCCAGCGAGCCCGATTTCGAGGGGCCGATCAGAACCTCGTGGAAGAGGATGTCGTTCAAGCGCTGCTCGGACGCCGCGCGAAGCCCAACGAAGCGCGTCTGCGTCCCCTCCTGAAGCGCCTTCATCATCCCCTCCGAGAGCTCGAAGAACTTCTGCCCCTGCGCGGAGGCCATCCCCTCGGTGAACTTCGAGAACTCCGGGAGCGCGTTGACGTACTGGCGAACCGCCGAATTGTAGCCTGCGCGATCCGTCGCACGCTCAAGTTCCGCCTTGTGGTCCAGCCACCAGCGGAGACGCTCGTCGCGCGTGAGATCGGAAAAGCGTGGCGCGTCCTCGATGATGGCGGAGATGCGCGCGAAGGTCTTCGCCTGAGCGTCGAGCATGGCCTTCTGGAATGCGCCCTCCATGGCGTCGGCCTGCGCTTCCAGCGCGAGCTGGTGCTGCGTCAATTCCTTGAGAATCCGTCGCAGCTCGCTATTCGTGAGCGGGGCCATTTACGCAGTGCCCTCCTCCCGCGGCTGGACCGGCCCGCGTCCCGGCGGAGGGGCTTCTTCCGGCACGCCGAACGCTTCGGCCTGTGCCTTCTTGATCGCCGCGTTTTCCTTCACAATCTCCAGCGCCAGCTTCAACGCCTCTTTGCGATCGGAAATCTTTCGCTTCTTCATGATCCAGTCCACCGGGGAACTGAAGTTGTTCTCGATCTCGATCGCCGCCGCGCTCGCCTCCTCTTGCGGAGATTCCGGGAACTCAACCTCGTTGAACGTCACCTCCAGGCGCACGAGCGGATCCACGTGCTCGGCTTCGATGGGGTGATACCGATTCCAGGTGAGTTTCGTGTATTCGTGCAGGTCGACCTCGCGTTGTATCCAGTCGTTGAGCTGGTCGTCGCGATCCTCCAGGAGCTCCGAGTTGTCGATCATCTTGGCGAAACCGCTCATGGCCTTCTCGTCCTGTGCCCACGCGGACGGGGGCTGCCCGTAGCTCCCCGCATTGAGCTTGATAAACCAGTCGATCAGCGCTTGCATCTCGACGATCTTTGGCTCTGGGCTCGGGAAGGTAAGGCTTGGCGAAGCGTCGTCCTTCATCACACCCTCGACCGTGATTGGGTGCTTCGGACCAACCTTGAGGCGTTCGCCCTTCTTGAGTTTCATGTTGATTGCAACCGGCTGGCCGTGCGTCTGCAGGAATCCGTTCTCCCAGAGGTTCCCAAGCTGGATCGCGGCCTGCTCGAACGCGTCGACGATGTCCGAGCCGTAGCGCCCCCAGTAGTCCTCGCACTCCTCGCGTCGAATCGTCACGATCGGGATCGGCCGCTCGGCGTCGATCAAGGTCTCGCCGGCGAATGGATTCAACCCCGCGCTGTCGCCCACCGCGTAAACGAACCCGTCGTCGCGGACGAACACGTACTCCGCGTCGGTCCACAACAGGAACCCTCCGAGCGGCTTGTCGTTGATCATGAAATCGAGCCGACGCGCGAAGCCAAGGAACCGAAGGTAGTCGGCAGGGTCCGGCACAACCATGACTTCGGTGCGCTTGCGAATATCCCAGTCGATCCGGTTGTTGCGATACACAACCTCGACGTGCACCGTGTTGAGGAGGTTCCCGAACTGCTCGGCCTGGCGCAGGCGGCGGTTCCGATCGAGGCGTTTGTACATGCGCTCGACCTTCGCGAGCTCCTTGTCCCCGGTCTTGAGTTCCTTCTCTCCGATGAAATACCGTCGCGTCGGTGGCGTGCGGTACGTCATGGAAATCCGCTTGATCGTGCGCTTCACCCCATTGACCGTCGGGCACTGCCACTCTTTCGTTTCGTCGCCGAAGGTGATCGTCGCCTGTTTCTGGATGTACTCGACGATCTTCGCGCGCGATCGGTTGTACCACTCGATCAGCCGCTTCGCGGCCGCGCGGTCGACCTGTTCGCCCTTCCACTGCGCCGCGAGTTCTTTCCCAAGGTTGTCGTCTCGACGAAGCGCCTTCGCTCCGCGGGGCGACAACCAGGTCTTGTACATACTCAGATCGGCCATGATCGAACCCTCCCTAACTGCGCTTGACGCGCATGCGACGAATCGCGTGCTCGCGATTCACGTAGTAGCCCACCGCGTCGCTCCCGTGACCTCGCAGTGGGTCGCTCTTGTCGAGCTGCATCGTGCCCGGGACGAACCCCTGGCGTTCGAAATCTTGAATCAGTTGCGAGCATCGGTCGGAAATGTACAGGTGAATCCCCCTGCGTGCATCCTGAAATCTTGCGTTCACGTCCTTGACCCGCTCGGACTGAAGCGGATTTGAGTTGCCAATGTGCTGCTCAGTGTTGACAACACGGCGCGCGGCGAACACGTCGTTGATGATCTCGTAGTCGGTGCGGGTAGCCGCGGTGTGTCGATGGTGGCCGGTCGCGTCGCCATAGACCAGTATCCCCGTCTTGTGCTTCCCGTAGCGTCGGACGAACTCCTCGGCGACCTCCATCGTCGACGTCGACTGGTCGAGGTAGAGCTCGTCGATCATGTACGAGATTTCGTCGCCGTTGTGCGGGTAAGTATGGCCGACCACCCAGTGCATCGGCTTCACGTTGAAGTCGACCATCAGGATCAGCGGCACCGCGGGGTTATAGCGAACCTTCGCCTCGGGCAGCACGTGCACGGTGCGATCAAAGCTGTAGTACGCGCGACCAGTTGAGACGTCAACCCATTGCCCCTCGAGCTCTTGGAGTGCCAGCTTCGCATCGTAGAGCCCGCGGAGGCCCTCGTAGTATCCTGGAGGCAGCGCCGTGTTCTCCTTCGTCGCCCCGTGGTAGACCTTGACCCGGTTCTTCTTCGCCTCGACCACCAGGACGTCGTATCCCCAGCCGAATCCATCGGAGGTCCCTGTGACGAGGATGCATCGCTCCTTCGCCTGGGGAGCGCGCACGCGCCCGGCGATCACATCGAAGGCCTCACGCGTCGTCATCTGCAGTGGTTCGTCGATCCATGCCGCACCCACTTCCACGCCACGAAGGCGATCCGGCCGGTCCATCGATCGGAACATGATGGTCGTGTCGCCCCACAGGATTACCGTGTCATCGCTCGGCCGGTTCTGGAATGGGATGCCCTTGCGCGCGCACGCCTCGATGAACTCCCGCTTCGTGATGTCCTCGAGCATCCGGTAGGTCGGCGCGTAGACCGCCATCGGGATCCCGCGATTGAGCTCGCAGAGCTTGCCGAACTTCTCCGCGCCGCAGCGAGTCTTTCCCGCACCAATGCCGGCGATGAAGGCGAGAATGAAAACGTCCTCCCCACGCTTCGCCAGCGTCGAGGGGAGGTCGAGTACGAAGTCGCGCTGATACCAGTGTGGATCAAAATCTCGCAGCAAGGGCCATTCGCAGCGCTCGCCCGCCTGGGGGATTCCGTCGAGCTCGTTCTTGATAGCTCGCAGCTGCTCCGCTGCGGTAATTGTGAGCCTCCCAAGCTCGGCGGGTCTCAGGTTGGATCGCACCGCGATCTTGTCGAGAAACCCATGGTGCGACTCAACAACGATATCCTCGAGTATCCCCGAAAGGCCCGACAGAAACTGCGCGCGCGAGCCGGATTCGAGCTTTTCCTTCAGGCCTGGGAGCTTTTTTTCGAACGTTGTGCCGGCAGTCGAGATGCCGCGGAGGTACTCATCGCGCAGCTTGACACGGATGTAGCGCTTCCCAGTGGCGTACGGGATACCGTGGCGTCGGAGCCACACGTTGAGCGGGAGTCCGGACTGGGCCCATTCAATGCGCAGGCGCACCCAGTCTCGGTCGCGTTTGATTTTCTCCACCGTGATCGCATTGGGGGTCGCGCTCGAGGTGGTTTACAGGAATTGCCCCAGGATCGTTTTCGCTCTAATGAACGCGCACACGGCGCCCTGGGGTCTTACTTGGGTCGCGATCGCTCAACCGGAGCGAGCTGGTGAAGCGTCGCACGTATTCTCGAACGCATCCGTGATCTTTTTGGCGAGTTGCGAGGTTGTAGTGCGCATCATGCATGCTGAATCTACGTCGCGCTGGGCTCTGCCGTCAATGGGCGCGAGTTCGCGAACGGTACTGGGATTCCGCAGCGCTCGCACTGCGTGCGGATGCACGCCGTGAAGTATTTCGCGACTCCGATCATCGCCGAGCTGTTGGCGAGCGCGCGTTGGTGGCGATCCTGCGTGTCGGCCATCGCCTGGTTCACGAGCGAGCGCGGGACGTGACGTGCGATCGTGAGGAGTGTACCTCGATCGTCCCGGTCGTGGTTGGTCGGTCGTCCCTCGAGCAGGTTCAGCTTCTCGGTCACGTAGTCCAGGAGTAGGTCGGTCTCGGTCGCTGGGTTCAGGTGCCGCCGAGGCTCCGACGTCTCGGCCTTCGGTTCTGGATGCGCTTCGTCAGCCGGCGAACGGTGGGCGGTTGAGTCGGCGGCGAGGTGTAGGTTATCTCTAACGTTCGGAGTAAGAGATCTATCTTCTGCTTCTGCTTCTGATCTACCTGCGGGGGTGCCTGCGGGGGTGCCTGCGGGGGTGCCTGCGGGGGTGCCTGCGTCTACTCTATTATAGTGCTGAAAGCGCCGGTTGGTCTTTTCAGCTCCGCGCTTACCGTAAGTAGCTTGTCTTTCAACCTCTTGCGCCTCTTGTACGATGTATGGGGAAAACCACGCACCATCTTCTCTCTGCTTGAATGGGCCCAGACGCAGGGCATCGCCGACCCATTCGGCGAGGTACCTGCTGTTGACCCCGACGGTCGGGAGGGCGTGGGGGCGACACCCCTCCGCTATCGCCTTCGTGGAGAGGATGTGACCGTGTCGCACGAACACCCCGGCCTCGTCAGTTTGGGTCTCTAGTTGCGCCCAGAGTACGTGAACGATGGCCCGTTGCTGCCACGTCAGGGCGTTCATTGTGGAGTCCGCGAGGTAGCGTTCATTCCACATTTTCGACCAGGGCCGCCGACCGTTTTTCGTCGCCATCCCTCACCCTCCCAGCTTCTCGATTGTGATCTCCGACCGGGCAGGCTCGCCCTGCGCGGCCCGCCACTTACGCACCACCAGCTCGGCCACCTGTTGATCCGCGAACCACGCGGAGAGGCCATCTAGAAGCGCCTTCGCGATATTGTCCGCGTCGGGCTTCTCGGTCATCGGCGCCTGGCCACGGGGCTCCCGGGATCGCCACTTTGCCCGCGGCCACTCAAAGAAAGCATCGAGCGTGACCCGGAGCGGCCCCTGGATTCGCTGCAGGCCAATCTGCTCACGCGCATGCAGCGAGACGAGCTGCTCGAAGCGTGCGCTCTTCTGGGGTGTGTACATGCGCGCGAACTGGCCGCCGGGCGCGATGCTGGCGCGTGGCCGGCCTTTCGCGACGGCCTCACCTGGGACAACGAACGACCACGTCACGCGCGCTCACCGCCAAGCGGGGCCACCAGAAGGCGCGTCATGTCGGCACCGTCGGTGACCTGGTCGAGCTGTGGGAGCAGGATCTGCCCAATGGTGCGCCCGTCCCGCGTCACGATGAACGGCATAAACTCCTGCTCGAAGGTTGTGATCTCGGACTCGACGGACTCCAGCTTCGCCTTGATCACCAAGAGCAGCGAGCGCCAGATGCGTCGCAATTCAGCATCGTAGCGCTTCTTTTGGTTGTCGATCGTGTCAGCCTGCCAGCTCGAGCGCGGGCGCAGGACGAATCGTTTCTCGGTGCGATCGGGGAGTGCAATATCGAAACGCACGAAGCGCCCGTTCATCGCGAAGCCGATCACCGCGCGCTCGGCCTCAAAGAACGACATGAACTTCGTGGCGCCGGCGCGCTCGACGAGTGCTTCGATCTCGCCTCGGCTCTTCGCGACCGGGACGACGGTTCCTTCGGCGAACTTTGCCATTCAGTGTTTCCCCCTCTGCGAATTTCAAAACGGGAGCGCCGCCCGCATCGCCCCTGGTCCCCGCACGCGCCCTGTGTAAACACGCCGGAGACTCTTTGACCCTGACGACGCCCCCGATTCCTAGATCAGCGCGAGTTTCGTATAGTGCGGATCCGATGCCGACCATGCCGCGTTTCGCCTTGCCTTCACCTTGAGCCGCCATGCGGTCGCCGCCGCGCGATGTGGCGCCCGATCCGCCTCGCGACGTGCGCGTTGTAGGTCCAGAATCACACGTCGGCGCTTGCAATAGTCCGCGCGCTTCGCCGCACGGTGGCGATCGATGTGGCGCGCGTAGTAGCGCTTCATGATCGCGCTCTTCATGACCGGATGCTTCGCGGCGTAGCGCATCGAGGCCGCGCTTCGCGCGTGCTCGGGACACCAGCGCGCGCGATGCGAGCGCATCAGGTGCACTGTCTGTTCGCACCCGAGCGCGACGCAGCGTTGGCAGATGATCGCGTATCGCGGCCTCAAACTAACCCACCCGCGATCCTCGCCAGCTTCGGCTTGAGCATCAGTCTTCTCGCGTGGTCGAGGTGGTCGATGAAGAGCACGCCGTCGAGGTGATCGATCTCGTGCTGCAGGACGCGCGCCGATCGCCCGTACATCGTGATAGTGCGCGCGCCGCCCTTCAGATCGCGATAGGCCACGAGGACACTTTCAGCGCGTCTCACGTGCGAAACCACTCCTGGGATGCTCAGACACCCCTCCTCATCGAGGACCGTCTCTTTCGAACGCTCGATGATCGCTGGGTTGACCATCTCGTGCGGCGGGAAGCGGAGCACGATCAAGCGCATGTCGAGACCGACCTGCGGCGCGGAGAGCCCGACGCCCTTGTGCTTGACCATCAACTCCGACATCCGGCGCGCCGTCTCGCGCAGCGACTTGTCGAACTCCGTGATCTCGCTGGCACGAGCGCGCAGGATCGGATCGCCGTAGTAGACGAGCTTCATCGGGCCGCCCTCGCCTCGCGTTGCTGCTGAATGAGCGCACTGCTTTCCCTGAGAAGAGCGAGACGCTCCGGGCCCAATGGAAGGTCATGTGCTTTGTTGCGCAGCTCGTCGATGCGATCGCGCAACACGTCGTTCGCGCGTTCCTCCTGCGTCTTCTCCCGCATGATAAGCTCGAACGTTCCCCACCAACGAAGCCGGATTGCAACGTCAGTGACGCAGCCCATTTCATGAAGCGTTCTGCCTCCAGCGATCAGGATGTCGAGGTTACCGTGGCGCAGCCGCTTTCGGCGAAGCTCGGGGAACTCTCGCTTGCGGCGCGATGGCCACCACTTCATGGCGTCCTCCACGTGCAGCGCATCGATCTCGTCGATCGGCTCATCGATCCATCAACTCCACGCGGTGATAGGACGCCGGCTTGCCCGCTCGGGATGCGTAATAGCTCATAGCGGCCGTCATCAGCACAACCACCGCGATCACGACGGCGAGAAGGCGGCGGGTCATCGCCTCCACGTCCTTCTCGCGTTCACGGTCTCGCCTCGGCTCGGATAAAATACGAGCGTTCTGGGCTGGCCCGCCGTGTAGTATTCGCACCCCACGTAGTTCGTCCAGTCCACTGTGTCCCCGCGATGGATCGTCCAAATATCCGGTTTTGCTCGATAGCATCCGCTCCCGCCCAGAAACACGAGCACCTCGATAGGCGCCGTGATTGGCTCGTAGTGCCGAGCGTGTCCGGCCGGCAGCGTGCACAGGCGGATATGTTCGTAGCGATCGATGCCCTTGACGCGCCGATAAACGAGCGAGTCTATGATGCTGCGCCCCCACTCGACGGACACGAGGCGGGTCACGTAGGGCGCGCGCAAGTCGGTTTCGCGCGGGAGCCACACTCGCGGGAAGGAGTCCTCGACGGTTGAGTCCCGCGGGTGGATTTGACTGGAATCAGAGAGAACGAACTCCGGCGATATATCGCTACCATCGGTTGTGATCGGCACTCCGTAAGGATACGGCGTAAGGCCGCGCCACCCTGGCGTTGTGCTTGACGTGTCGCTCGGACCGCCAGAGTCGAGGTGTCCGCCGGCCTGTGGTCCCGGCGTCGCGTACGCCATCGGCCACGTCGCGAAATCGCGCTTTAAAACCTCGTCGATCTTCTCTCGCGCCAAGATACGCCCGAGCCGATTGGTTCCCATGTCGAAAAACGGCGCTCTGGGCGCATCGAATAGTCGATAGATGATGTCCTCGCGTGTTTCGATTAGGTCGACGCCGACGAACGAGCGACCCAACAGTGCATCCCCCGTCGAGTCACCCACCACCGACGTTGCCGCGCGCTCGTCGGATTCCGGGACGCGCGGGCCCTGGACGTTGTCGATCGCCTTTCCGATTACGAGCCCGATCGCGAGCAGCGCCACGCTCACCCATGAGAGCCCACTAGTTTTCATGCTGCGAGTCACTCTCCCTTCGCGCGTTGTCCTGGTGCTCCGGCAGGAAGGCGACAATGATCGCGATGCCGAGGAAAGCCAGAATCCAGAGCCCGGATACAATCGCTGCGATCATAAGAACGAGTTTCACCGCGCGCACCTCATGCCGACCCATGTCCAGAAGAGGATTACGCCTGCGATCACCGCGAGCCGCCACGCGATCGCCTCCCAGTCACGGCCGCGCATGGAGCGGACCTCGATCTGCGGATGGTCACCCGCAGCCGGGTGCGTAGGCGTCAGGCGCCGCGCGCGCTGCAGCGTCGGAGTGATCCGAAGGTTTTCCACCTGGTGCCCGGCGCAGCGGTGGACGCGCGTGCCGGACTCGCGTTCGTAGACGCAACCGCAATCCCTCCGTAGAAACAGTGCTTTTTGAGTTTTCACGATCTTGACCCCCTCCAGAGTGATCGTTGGTGTGTCGCGCCGGGGTCCGGGTAACGGGAGGTCTCTCGCCCCTCGCCCCGGCGCTGGTTGCCGCCATGGGAGCGGCTTTCTTAGGTCTTCCTGAACAAATCGGCGTGCGTGCACGTCGCGTAATGCGAGTCGCCCGACTCAGGGTCGAACGGATGCCAGTGGTCGTTGTAGTCGATCGCCATCACGATCTCCTCGCCGCAGCCCGTGCACGCCTTCCGGTACTGCTCGACGTACTCGTGCGCCTCTCCAATCTGGTAGACGTCGCCACGACTCACGCCGCACGCTCCTTGTTTCTACGGTTTGCAACCTGCTCCTTCTGCGTCGCCCACCGACAGTTTCCCGGCTCGTAGTTG